AACCTCATTAACCGATGTATAGGCTAGGGTTGTGTAGTCTAGGTTAGCAGCTGCCGTATAAAGGGCGATTTTATAAGTATAGGGGGTACCAGCTGCAAAGTTTTCTAAACCACTTAGGCAGTTTTGCTTGAATATATTACATTGACCTTGCTGGATTGTCATGTTTTAACCATAAGTTTAGTTTGACCATCGCGGTAGGCATCGCCACGCTCCAAGCCATCGCCAAGGCGTTTAAGCTGAGAAATAGCTTCTTGGTATTTATCTTCGTAGTATTTGACTAAATCGGCTTCGCCCTTCATAAAGAGCATAGCTTCGCGCATAGCGCCGTAGAATAGAACTGGGTCGTAGTTAGTGCCAAGCCAGCTAGTGCCAGTAGGGTTATTAATTACATTTATCGTTAGCTGGAACCCAGAGCCGGAACCACCCAAATAAGAGTTAGATACGGTTAACACGTCATTAGCAACATAAAAGTTACCGCCGTTTCTAATGCTTACGCTAGTAACAATCTGCCCAGCTACAGTGACATCTGCAGTAAAGCCAGCGCCTGAACCACCATTTAGGGGTACATTAGTGTAGTAGCCGTTAGTGTAGCCAAAACCTGTATTAGTAATAGTGGAGACCGATGCTACGCCCTGCACAATAGATACTGGGTAATAATAATAGTGCATCTCAGCTTGATATGACTGGTCTGGGGTTGGACCCATAATCAATGAGAGGCTATTGTGGTCTGTATATTGTGGACCAAACAACGCATAATACTTAGGAGTGCCTTGTGAGGAAGGGCTTGGGTAAGCTTCACGGATAAAGTTCACGTCTTTGTTTAATAGGTACGTGAAAGGCACTGTGGTGTAGTCGGATGTGTATATAGCTACAGAATAGTTAGACAGCCAATCAGAAGGCAACGATAAATACTGATTCCCAGCCGTGAGTGTACCCGTCACGTTTTTACGCAACACAGGTATTTGTACGCTGTTATATATGCGGTCTTCAGCCTCTATAACAAAACGTGGGATGTTATTAACAAACAATGCCTCAGTATTTTCACTGTAGTCTTGAATTGCTTGCCACAACTGGGTGTAATTCATTGCCATAAAAGCCTTACGCTAAAGGACCATACGCCTTACGACCACGCTCTGCAGCGCCATTACCACGAGTTTCTACACCAACACTTCTTTTCTTAGCAGTAGCATAGCTTACGCCGTTTGGAACTGGATCTGTTAAGTCCGCTTCCCTTGCTGATTTCTCAGTTACATAAGTCTCAAATGGGCTTTCACCATCTTTAACAGAAGTACCATTCATAGCATAAACTTCAGCTGGTTTGGCATTCTTAGCATTGCCAGTTCTAATAGCAGGACTATTTTTAGTAGTTGCTGGAATATTTTTAGCCATGATTAACGACCTCTTTGATTAGCCGCACGAGCCAAGTTACGACCCATAGACTTATAGTTTTGGTTTAGTTTGCTTTTAGCGGCTTTTGGGCCGTTGTCAATTACTTTAGGACCGTCATTAGGGTAAACCTTTACATCGGTTTTGCCTTTACTAACTACGCGTCCGTCGCCTGCTTTTTTGTATGTCATGATTATTCCTAACTTGTTGATATTGTTACCGTACCCACCTGACAGGCTGCAATCAAATAATTAGCGGTTAATACCGTATCAAACTGACTTGCACCACCAACAGGATTCCAACCCCACTGAAACACCCTACTACCACCGGAAATATTGCCTAAATTATCAACTCCAGAAGCGTAGTAACTAATGTCCGGTCTTGGTTCCCTGACTGCCTGTGGGTCATTAACTGGATATAACCCTAATTGTAACTGAGGTTGGTCAGGATCCCAACATTCTTGACATACTTTTATATTGACCTGTTTGGTCTTGATGGTAAGCTTTTTAAGCTCCACCAATTTATACCTTTGACCGCAGCGATCACATTCCGCAATTGAATGTTTACCAGAAGCATACTTGGAGGGCATATTTTACCTCGCATAAAACAGATTCCTAGGCACAAAACGAATGCTTGCCTTTTCTCTGTCTTCTTGGGCGGCTAAGTCAAATTGTTGGTCATAATCTGCTTTTAACCCCATAACTCTTTGTGGGTCAACACCAGCAAGCTTAACACTTAACATGTAAGCAAGTCCAGCTACAAAACAGTTAACAAATCTAAATGGGATATCGGCAATATTAACACCACTGCCAGCATCTTGAATACGGCGCATACGCCAATAAACGAGGGTATAAGTTGTTCCACTAGCAGGGGTAGGCCAGATGTTTACACAAGGTAAATACTGGTTATAGACAATAGTTCCTACGGTATGGGTAGTTGCTGTAGTGCCGTTTTGACCACGCCAACAGTTTTGTAACTGGTTTCCTACAATATTGGTGTAGGCAATAACTTCTGAGTCTAATTGAATAAAGCCTGTTGATCTTAACCCTTGGGTAGAGCTTAAAGTAATTGTTGTATCTGTAGCAGAAACCGCACTAGCTACTGTATAGGTGGTTGCATCAGCATTCCCAGACTGGCGGTTAACCCACATCTGAATTGGGCGACCAGTAGTCAACTTATTAGGAATAGTCGAGTAGGTAGATTCTGAAATGCGGCTTAAATTAATATCTTGCTGATTAGTTGGGCTAGCATTACTTGTACGGGTTACCGCATCCAAAATGTCGATTGTGTCAACTGGAAGTGCGTAGATACCTTGATTTGGTACTAGTGGAATAGCAGCTTCTTCAACAGTCCAAAGGTTAATACCTTTATTAGCCCATTCAATCGTCATTAGATTGATAGAACGACGAGCAGTACGCAAGTCATATCCAGTACGGTCCTGCATACCGCAGCGCTCAAAAGCCTCTTCTACGAGTTCTGTGAGGTCTAAATTAAACCCCGAAGTACCAGATGTGTACTGTGTTGTAGACATTATTTACTTACTAGATTGTTCAACTCATCCAAAATTGCAGGCTTAATGTGCAAGTTGCTAAGAATAACAATTACTTGGTTTAAAGTATCAGCGCTTAAACTAACCATCTTTTGGGCAGCTTGGGTAGTAACCGCTTGCACTTCAGCTACAGCAGCTGTAGATTCTTTAGTAAGGGCTGCAACTTGTTGTTGTAGGAAATCAGAAATTGTTGATTCTACGTTATCTAATGTACTCATTTTTTCTTCCTTGTTTTAGCAGACTCAATAAAGTCCTTTTTAGTAGGCGCACCCTTAGACCCAACAGGATGCATCTTTTCACCAGAGCCAGCTTTAATACGTGCTTGCTTTCTATGAATGTTCTCATATAATCCGACTTTCCCACCCTTAGAATACTGAGTAAAGTCCGTATCGTCTCTACGAGCTTTCTTAGTACCGCTAGGCATTTTAGAAGGGGCAATAGCGCCCATTCCGCGGGAAGCCATCATTACTTCTTGCCTTTAGCCATACCGCCGCCACAAAATGCTTTAATGTGGTCAGCATGTTTTTTGTGCCCAGCAGCATGTTTACCATAGTGGTCGCTATGATGTACGTGACCGCCATCTTCGTGCTTAGAAATGAAGTCGTCATGATGGACCATGTCTGGGCCTTTCATTGGTTCCATTTGTTCTTTTACCATTTTCATTTAAATCTCCTTAACAATAAGTACCACGAGTTTTACCTCGTTGGGCGATGCCATCTGCACGACTAGAAGCTGAAGATATTTTACCGCCTTTAGCCTTCTTAACTGGTTCCTGTGGGGCTGGAGCTGGTTTGCCACCTAAAATAATAGCTAGCTTAGACCCAGAAGTAGCAGCTTTATCGAGGTTTTGTTGACCCTCTTTATTCTGCTTCTCAGTACCAATAAGATTGTCTTTGATGTCGTCTAGTATGCCCATGATTAGCAGAATCTTCCGCGTGTCTTACCACGTTGCTCAATACCACCGCCACGAGCCATCTTCTTAACGTCGCCACCTTTTTTATAGGTATCACCCATTGGGTTCATGTTACCCATAGCTTTGGTCATTACGTTTGACTTTGGTTTAGACTTCATGCGTGGTTTAGCTGGGGTTGGAACTTGTTGGTCCATATTACCACTAGCTAAAGCAGCCATAGCGCGGGCGCGAGTATCATCACCGATGTTAGCATTTTGANNTTGNGTTTCNNNTNGAGTNTCAACATCGCCNCCTTCGTCGTAGCGTTTTACTTTACCGCCTTTAGCCATCTTAACAGTCTTAGGGGCAACAGTTTTGCCAGAGTCACCAAGGTTTTTACCTTTAGTGTGACCTTTTTTCTGGACAGCAGATTCACCAAACTTGCGTAATTTATTAGAACCAGCTTCTACGTCTTTAGACATACTGCGTGGACCCATAGACTCTTTAGCCATACCGCCTTTAGCCATTTTTTTCATAGCCATACCACCTTTTTTAAGTTTAGACAAATCAGTACCTGGGCCAGATTTGTGTTCTTGTTTATCATGCATTCTAAATGCTTTCTTAACAATGGCTTTATCTTGTTTAATGTCAGCCTTCATATTTTCTTTCATCATTCCACCTTTGTTAAATTTTTTACCTTTATCGGCAGCTACAAAATCTTTGCCTACTGACTGCGGTACTCCTACTTTCTTAGCCATCTTAGGGTTATGAGCTACCATCTCCATAAAACGGTGTTGTTTGCTAGAAGTACTTGGCATTATTTACATTTCCATCTAGCTAAACTAGCTGCCTTACGAGTAGGACGACCCTTCTCATCTTTCATTGGACCAGGCATTCCTGACATTCTTGCACAAAACGATTTTTTACGTGGACCACCTTCTGGTTGAGGTGCTTTTAAATGCGAACCAGTAGCTGCATTATATTTAGCACGACCTTTAGCGGTAAGACCAGCACCTTTAGACGCAGGTAACTTTTCTCCACGACCAACTGCGAGTGAAACACCTTTTTTCTTAGGCATTATTTACTCCAAAACCCTTGAAACAAGTTAGCAATAATAGCGCCAATTAAAGCAGCTGCACCACCTACGCCTAACAATAATCTCCAACCACCATGAGCTTCAGCCAATGTTTTTTGAATAGCTTGGATAGCGGTCTTGATTTCTTTCATTTCTTCGACCATTTTATCCATATCGTTTTGCAGGTGTGAGATATCGTTCGCGTGGGTAGCTAGTTCTCTTGCAGTAGAAATAAGATCAATTTCACTCATGATTAGCCATAACAAATAGTGCAGGAGTTAGCGTTTGTTAAAGTAGCATAAATACCGTTTTGGGCCAAAATACCTTCGCCCGGCAATAATACAGGAACAGCTACTACGTTGGCTCCAAAATCAAACTGCCACAAAATATTACCAGAAGCCGCAGAAGCATTATCGTAAAGGATAAGCGTACCGGCAGTACCGTTACTATTGAATGTAATTTGTTTTAAACGACAACGACCTGACACTAACGCTGTAGACGTATTAGTGTGCGCCATCTTTACATCGGTTTGCATCATAATTAATCTCCTAAAGATTTAAAAAGGAGGCGGGGTTAACCACCCCCTAGCAGATTAATTAATCAAAGTTACCGTATGGGTATGTTGTAGCATTACCAATGTTGTAGTCNGCTTGTGTATAACGCAAAGT